TACTTTGTAGTAAATTCAACTGGGGGTACATTTAATGTATCCACAAGTATTAATGGCGCTGCAATTACAACGTCTGGCGGTCAGTCAGGGCTACAATTTATTTCTCAGCGCGGGATAAATTTAGCTGATGCTGGGGATGATGATACTCCGTTGTTCCAGAACTATATTCTTGTATCGGATGCTTCGAGGATATTGCTAGTTTTTGGCACAAATGATTATGGTTCTACTACGATAGACCCGATGTTAATTCGTTGGTCAGATCAAGAAAATCCTTACGTATGGTCCCCCGCGATAACAAACCAAGCAGGTAGTTTGAAGTTATCCCACGGCTCTAAAATTATTACCGCCATACAATCGCGCCAAGAGATTGTGATATTTACAGATTCGTCTTTGTATTCGTTCCAGTATGTAGGCCCCCCGTTTGTTTGGACGGCGCAGTTATTAGCGGATAACGTATCTATTATTGGTCCTAACGCGGCTGTGATTGCTTCCGGCGCGGTGTACTGGATGGGCGTTGATAAGTTTTACAAATATGATGGTCGGGTACAAACGCTTAATTGCGACTTGCGCCGATATGTATTTAGTGATTTTAATACGCTACAGACAGAACAAGTCTACGCAGGTACGAACGAAGGGTTTAACGAAATCTGGTGGTTCTATTGTTCTAACGATAGTTTAGTTAGTGATCGCTATGTGGTGTACAACTACATGGAGAATGTTTGGTATTACGGCAACATAGGGCGCACGGCTTGGTTAGACTCAGGCTTACTGCCGTTACCTGTTGGGGCAACGTATAACCACGAACTTGTACAACATGAAGACGGAGTAGATGCCAATGACCTTGGTACTTCAACCGCTCTTGCGGCTTACATCTCATCATCAGAGTTTGATATTGGTGATGGGCACAACTTTGGGTACGTGTGGCGCATACTGCCTGACCTGACGTTTGAAAACTCTGTTTCGACTTCAACCGGTACTTCGCCTACCGTTGCTATGACGCTATACCCGATGCAAAACTCTGGTTCTGGTACGGGGAACGCCGCAGCGGCTAATGTGGTTAAAGGTTCGACCTATAACATTACTGAAGAATACACAGGGATTATTTATACTCGCGCCCGTGGGCGGCAAATGATATTTAAGATTGCCTCGGATCAGATTGGGACAACATGGCAGTTAGGTGCGCCGCGTATAGATATTAAGCCTGACGGGAGAAGGTAATTTATGCCAATGCTCCAGAATCGGACTCCTCCGAATATCCCACAAGCTCCGACGCAGTACGACTTAACGTACATGAATGCTTTGAGCAACGTAATTCGGTTGTTCTTTAATGAGATTAACGCTGTTCAGCAATTAAATTTAGCCAGTTTAAATCTTGATTTACGTACGCTACCAACTGATGCGGACTTTAACAGACTGCGTTTAGGGGATGTATACCGGGATACGCAAGATGGGGTTCAAGCAGGGAGTGAGATGCTTAGAATTAAAACCTCATCGAACGTAGTTTTTCTTACTGGGGTAGGCGCAGTTGGCTCGGTTGGAGCAGTAGGTGCCCCTGCTGGTGGCGTAGCGGGTTCAGGATCGGTTGGATCAGTTGGCGGAACAATAACGCAAAGTTTAATTGGCGTAGGCAGTGCTGGCGCAGTCGGTACTGTTACCCCGTAAGCCGTGACGCCAAAAGAACAGGCCGTAGTTATGGTCTACGCGTCGATCAAAGACCGGGTGCCTTACGAACAAGATGTGTTTATTGCGGCGGTAAAAGATTGGGATGTAACCCCGCTAGTTGAGCAGGGGGAAGTAATCGGCGGGGTAATAGCTAAGGGTAACGAATTACATGTGGGGTATGGGCGCAAGCCTCGGGCTTCAATTAAATCCCATATCAAAAAGACGCTAAACGAACTAATTGCTAAGTATGGCTGCGCAGTAACTCTAATCAATGCGGATAACAAGGCAGGGGTAAAGTTTTGCGAACGCTTAGGGTTTGTTAAAGTAAATGAAAAAGACGGTAAAATCTGGCTTAAATGCAACAGGAGTAACTACTTATGATGATTCCAAATAAATTCAACGGTTACTCCCGCGACGGAGTTCGGCTCTATTTTGACCCTGCGACTATAGCATCCCTTGCAACAATGATGGAGGGAGCGGGTGCTGCGTCTAGTGCCGCCGCCGCTGTTACTGCTGCCGAAGCCGCTGCTGCCGCTGCCGCTGCCACTGCCGCTGCCCAAACCGCTGCTACTACTGCGCCTACGATGCTTGAAACAATTAGTGGGGCGATGCAAGCTGGGCAATTTCCCGGGGCTACAGCAGCACCTGTTGCCGAAACCGCTGCGAATACGATACCTATGATTACGGCTGGTGTTCCTTCTTCCACTGGGACTATCTCCGGTTCGGAAGGCATTAAGCAAGCAATGCAAGCTGGGCCTCCACCGGGTGCTGAATCACCAGTACTCATGCCGCCTGCGGGGGAAGTAGTACCAAATGTAATGCCACCAGACGGGATGAACCAAGGTATTTTCTCTGACCCAACAATGCCTTCTGCCCCTGTTGAGGCAAATCAGGCGGGGATGTCTGCATCAGATACGTTACAGGCAAATGCGTTGTCCAGAGGTACAGGTATTGATTACGCAGTTCCCCAAGGCGGTACGCTAGACGCCGGTGCCGGTGCGGGTGGGCTTGACTCGTTAGGTGCGGGCATTGAAAAAGCCATGAAGTTCATGACAAAAAATGCTCCGGCATTGTCAATGGGTATGCAGGCAATCTCGTATATGCAAGGGCAACAAGGCCCAAAACGCAGCACATTTAAACCCGGTTATCGCTTATCGCCTAACTTCCAGCCGACCCTTGCGCCTTCCGCGCCTAGCGGTGTGTACGGTCGCGGGTTTGCAGAGGGTGGTATTGCGGTGCCTAATGAAATGGACTCTGCTTATTTTAATGGCGGTATTGCCCAATACGCTAAAGGTGGAGTAACAAGATTTATGGGTGGTGGATACAACGGTATGCAGGGGCAATATGGCCCAACTGAAGAAGAAACAGCAGCAGCCGCCAAAGCCGCTACACCTGAGTACGACATCAATGCGTTGTATCAGAAGTATTTTGGTCGTGATGCAGATGAAAGCGGTAGGAAGACCTACGATCCTAAAAAATTTACGCAACAACAATTAGCTGGTATTTTGCAGGGCTCTGAAGAGTACAAAGGGCAAACGCTTGACGCTACGGAAATCCAAAATGCTTATAAAAACGTATTAAAACGCGACGTTGATCCTACTGGTGCAACGGATTATTTAGGTCAGAACTATTCCCCCGGTGCGTTTGAAGACGCGCTTAAGCAGTCAAAAGAGTACAAAGAAGTAGTACCGTTCCGCACAATGGAGCGTACAGTTTATAAACCTGAGTACGAGGACTACACAAAAAATCCAATTACGTCAGTGCCGGGTATGGCTATACCGGATAAATTATCCTACGCTGCTATTCAAGAACAACTTGGGGGCACTCCTACATACGATGATGTAGTTAGAGCCAGTGCCGCGTTCGAAGCTAATAAACCAACTTCTGCCGATCAGTATCTGGCAATGGCAAAAAAAAGTGAAACAACTCTGGCAACAGGCGGAAGCGCGGAAGATAAAGACTCTGCTTTGCAAGCCAAGTACGCCAAATTGCAAGGGGTTAAAACGGAAGAACAGACTCAAGCAGACGTAGACGATTTGGTTGCTTACCAAAGGCGCATGAACGAGATGGGTATTAATACCGACGATGATGTGGATACGCGTTTGCTTGACCCGTACTCGGCTGCGCAGGTGCGTCTGGCTAAGGTAGGCAAGAAGTATAAAGTGCCCGTTACTGAGATGCCTAAAACTAGCACCAACCTTGCTAACATGGCAATGGGCGGTATCACGCAGAATTTAGGCGGTTATTCTGATGGTGGGCATTTACTTAAAGGTCCGGGCGATGGCATGAGCGATCATATTCCTGCGACTATCGGCAAAAATCAACCTGCGCGGTTGGCTGACGGCGAGTTTGTTATCCCTGCGGACGTGGTGTCGCACTTGGGTAATGGCTCTACAGAAGCCGGTGCTAAGCAACTTTACGCTATGATGAGCCGTATCCGCAAGGCACGTACTGGCAACCCAAAACAAGGTAAACAAGTTAACCCACGCAAACTTATGCCTAAATGAAAATCCAGCATGTAACTACAGAGTTTGTTAATCAGACATGGCCCTTAGTGGAAGCGCATTTGCAGAGCGCCTTGGGTTACCAAACTGATTACACACTAGACCAAGTTAAGGTTTACGTAGCTACAGGGCAGTGGATGCTGGTAGTTGCAACAGATGAAGATGGTGTACAGGGTGCGGCGGTGATTAACTTTTTTAACCGCCCTTCAGACCGTGTAGCGTTTGTTGTTGCGATGGGCGGCAAGCTAATATCGAGTAAAGAAACATTTGCACAGTTTAAACAGTTGCTTAACAATTTCGGGGCGACGTACTTAGAAGGCGCAGCACGTGAAGCTATTGCGCGGTTGTGGACTAGGTACGGCCTTGAAGAAAAATATCGAATCGTAGGGGTAAAAATATGCTGATACGCAATAAGTTCAATGGCTATAGTCGTGATGGTTCACGCGTTTATCCCGGCGGTGGCGGTGGTACTAATACTAGCTACACGTCTAACATCCCTGAGTATCTGCAACCCTACGCAGAAACGATGTTGGGCGCAACCCAAAAGCAGTTGTTCAACATCGACGATAAAGGGGAGGTAACTGGTTTCCGTCCTTTCGCTCCTTATGGCGCAGCGGTAGACGACCAAGGTAACATTCTTAATACTGCACAAGATCAGGCTAAAGCTGCGGTAGCTGGGTTCTCGCCGTTACAACAACAAGCGCAAAGCGGTATCGCTAATATGACAATGCCGGGGCAAACGGGTGCAGCTAGTCAAATGACTGCCGACCTTGCAGGGCGGGCACTAAAAGCAGGGCAGTACGATGCAACTACCTTCGGTAATCAGTTTACTGCACCGGATAAATATTCTGGCGAAACCTTTACTAACCAGTTTACTGCGCCGGATAAGTACGCTAATACACAGTTTACTTACGATAAGGTAAATCCATTTACTCAGCTAGGCGGAACCATGACCGCCTCGCAGATGACTGCGCCGAGTAACGTAACTGGGTTTGGTGGCAGCACTAAAGCAGCCTCTACGCAATCATTTACCGATGCAGGCACTGCTGCTAAGTACATGTCGCCATATACGCAAGCGGTTACTAACATTCAAACCCGCGAGGCGGATCGTTTAGCTGGCATTGAAGCTACCAAGCGTGGCGCGCAAGCTGCTAGTGCTGGCGCTTTTGGCGGATCTAGGCAAGCAATTATGGATGCAGAGGCGGCGCGTAATCTTGCTCAACAAAAAGGCGATATTACTGCCAGAGGGCAGCAAGAAGCCTATCAACAAGCCGCGCAACAGTTCAACGCTGAGCAAGGCTACGGACTTACCGCGCAGCAAGCTAATTTGCAAGCTGGCTTACAGTCCGCACTGGCTAATCAACAAGCCGGGCTCACTACCGGCACACAGAATTTAAGTGCAAGTCAACAAGCCAGTGTGCAGAACTTGGCGGCTAAGTTACAGACACAAGGGTTAAACGCGCAACAGGCAATGCAAGCCGCGTTGGCTAATCAACAAGCTGGTATTACTACGCAACAAGCAACGGAACAATCTAAGCAATATGGTTACGGTCAAGAGATGACTGCTGCCCAACAGAGAGCACAGTACGGGTTAGCCGCGCAGCAAGCGCAGGAGCAGTCTAACCAGTTTGGCTATGGTCAGCAAATGACTGCCGCACAACAAAAGGCGCAGTACGGTCTGGCTGGGCAACAGGCTGGCGAACAGTCTAAACAGTTTGGCGCTGGCCTTGGTATGCAAGGCGTTGGTATGTCGGGGCAAATGGCTAGCCAGTTGGGGGGCTTAGGCCAACAAGAGTACGGGCAAAAGATGGGCATCCTTGGTGCTCAAGGACAAGCCGGTGCTCAGCAACAACAACTGGAACAAGCTCGTATCAACCAAGCGATGCAAAACTATGCGACACAGCAACAGTACCCACTGATGCAGTTGGGTGTGATGTCGAACATGTTGCGCGGTCTGCCTATGCAAGCTAGTACAACTAACGCCTACGCTGCGCAGCCTTCAGCGGCTTCGCAATTCGCTGGCGCTGCGGGTACGGGGATGCAGATAGCTAATCAAGCCAAACAGTATGGCTTCATGAAGGGTGGTGCTGTTAAGTCGATGGCGGCTGGTGGTATTGCCACAGGGGTTAATCCTGACGAGATGCCGTACATCGCTAAGAAGATGGGTGACCAGCAGATTGGTCAGAAGCTTAGCGACCCTGCTACCGACAACGAGACTAAGAGTTACCTGAAAGCAGAAGCAGACTTTAGAAAGCAAGCCCGTAATAGTGCTATGGCTGCGGGCGGCATCATTGCGTTCCAAGCAGGTAAGACAGTACACGATAAAGAAGTAGAGCGACTTAAAGACGAAGCGGAAAAAGATACGGCTAAAGCAGAAGAACTCGGAACCGGGGAAAGCCAGATGGCGGGCATTCTTGCTGGGCTTAAAGAAAAACTAAGTGATGGCGCTCCTGTTGTTGCCGAAGCTCCTGCTGCTCCTGCCGCTGCTCCTGCTGCTCCTGCCGCTGCTCCTGCTGCGGTTGATGAATTTTCCGATCTGAGGGCTCCTCCTGCTCCTCCTGTTGTTACGCAGGGTGGTATTGCACAAGGAATGCCGAAGTTGGAAGCTAGCACGGGGGCATTAGAGTTAGAAAAATTAAAAGCTACTCGCCAAACAGAAGCTGACAAGCCTCTAGAGCAACGTCTGCAAGAACAAAATGAGCTAAAGAAAAAGTTTGGCATTGACCCACAGTTCCTGCAAGACGCAATCGACAAACAAGAGAAGCGGAAGACTGACCTCCAAGGGGAAGCTAAAGAAGAAGCAATGAACCGCTTTACTGAGTTTCTGATGACGTGGGGTTCAACTCCCGGCCCTACGATGGTTGCCGCTGCTAAGGCTGGTAGGGAATACATCGCTAATACAAACTTGGACAAGAAAGAACGCAAACGCTTGCTTGCTGAAGCAGATGGCGTCATCACTGATCTGAACAAGTCAATCTACCTTGAGAAGAGTGGTAGCTTTAAAGACGCGCAAGCCGAGCAAATTAGGGCTGGCGAGAATCTGTTTAACATAAGCAAAACCGTAACAGAGATGCAAGAAGCACGCGGAGCAACTGAATTCGGTCAGAAAGCTGCGGCGGTACGTGAAGGCGCTCAAGCAGATGCTAACTACCGTAAGATGATGCAAGAAGCTGTAAACGCTAAAACAGCCGCAGCAATCAAAGCTAATGTGGATATGGCAATAAAAATGATAGAGGTTAACAAACCTACGGATCAAGCTGCGGGTGTTGAAATCATGCGTAAAGCTATGGTTCAAGGGGGCGCAACGGACAACGATATAACTAAACGCGCCGCCCTAGAGAAGTATCTAGAGGCTAAAACTCTTGCAGAGGCCCGTTTCGCACAAGCAGGTGCGGCTACAACTACGGCAGAAGCAGGTAAACAGGCTAAGATTGACGCTGCCGTTGCAACGGAAATGGATACAAGACCCAATCGTGACGCGCTTAAAGCCGCTAGGGCTGCGGATAAAAACGCAGGGAAAAACCCCGGCGATGAAGGTAGCGCGACTAGGGCCGCAGAGAAAAAGATTAGGGACGCAGTAACAACACGGTTTGATGCTAATAAATCTACCGATGCTAAACCTGCTGCTCCTGCTGCCCCTGCTGCCCCTGCTGCTGTTAGCGCTCAAGATGAGGAAGCGTTAAAATGGGCAAGGAATAACCCAAAGGACCCACGGTCAGCGCAAATCTTAAAAAGATTAGGGAAAGAATAATATGCCATTTGATCCGGATGCTTACCTACAAACGCCCGTAGCAGAGGCATCTAGCGCGTTTGATCCGGATGCTTATTTAAAAGCAACTACTCCTGCTGCACCTGCCGCTGTTGTTAAGCCTGCACCTGTTGCTCCTCCTGCCGTTCCTGCCGCTGTTGTTAAGCCCGCACCTGCCGTTCCTGTTGCCGCCGCTCCTGTTGCTGCTAAGCCTGTGGTTGCTAAAGCAGAGCCAAAAGCAGAGTCAAAAGTTGCGGTTGGGGAAGAAGCTGGTAAAGGCGCACGGTCTGGGTTCATCGGCCTAAAATCTACATGGGAAGGGCTAAGTGCTTCTAAAGATGTAGCGCAAGTTGCCAATAACCTGCGTATGTTGGACATGTACGACAAGGTGGACAAGGGCGAGCTAAACAAAATCAAAGTCGCACCCGACGACTTTCTTACGAGTCGTGCACTTAACCGTTATCTATCCGACCCAAAAGGACGTATGGCACTGCGGGATCGTGCCGTCAAAGAAGTACAAGATCGTAAAGAATTCCTTAACACTACAATAAAAACGCTCCAGCGCTACCAAGAAGAAAACAAAAAGAATAAAGGCCGCACAGAAGACATAACCGACGTTGAAGGCGCAAAAGACTTTGCAAATTGGCTGTCGTTTAACTTAGGTTCTGCGTCTGTACAGCTTGTACCTATTATTGCCGCAGCGGTTACAACTGGCGGAGCGGGTGTGTTTGCGGTAGGAACTGGTATGGAACTAGGTGGGGGTGTTAATACTCGCATCAATTACATACTTGACCAGACGAAGGGGGAAACCGACCCGCAGAAACGCGCTGATGCTGTAACTAAGTATGTACAAGAATCTGGCGACGTTACCCTAACTGCTGCGTTGTTATCAGGTGCAGTGGACATGGTATTAGGCCCCGCCGCTGCGTTGCTTAAGCGCCCTTTAACTGCGGTTGTTAGAGAGCAGACCCGGGCGCAGATTGCCAAACAAGTAGTTAAAGAAACAGGTAAGCAAACACTAGAAGAAGGAATTGCGGGCGGCATTCAAGAAGGTACTCAAATTGGGGCGGCACAAATACTCAAAGAAGATACGGGTCCCATACTCAGTACCAAAAATGCTAAACGAATTGTAAATGCCGCAGCAGCAGAAGCCGCAGGGGGTTTTGGGTATGGCGCGGGTACAGGTGCTTATCGTGTTGCCAAAGGGCCGGAAAAAGCCCGCGCTGTACCACCAGCTAAAGTTGAGCCTACGCTGGAACCAAAACCTGCCGCTGCCGCCGCTCCTGTTACTCCTGTTACTCCTATTACTCCTGTTACACCCGCCGCTCCTATTACTCCTGTTACACCCGCCGCTGCTGTTACGCCTACGCGTGTAGAGCCCACAATAGAAGGCGAAATTCCTACCCCTGTTACGCCTACGCGTGTAGAGCCTACGGCGTTTGATCCTGATGCTTATCTAGCAGAAACTGCTACACCTACGCGTGTAGAACCTACGTTTGATCCTGATGCTTATTTAGCTGAAGCCCCACCAGAAGCAATCGTGCCGTCTGGTCCTTTGGCCGCGATGGAAGCTGCACGTAATGTAGACCTTGAAACAACGGCACCACCTGCTGTGCCTTTATCGGCGTTGGAAGCTGCACGTGCACCGGAACTTGAAGCGGAACCTCCTGCACCGGCAGACCCTTTAGCCGCGATGATAGCTGCACGGACGCCAGAGATTGAAGTAGAACCTCCTGTGCCCGAAGCAGTTGCGTTACCACCAGCCGTACCAGAAGACGTACGTTTTAGACAGCTTGCCGATGCGTTTGAAGCTCAGGGCGAAATGGCTGACGATGCGGAGATGTTAGCTGCACAGACCATTGCTGATGAGCGTCGTGCGACTATGCAACAAGTAGCCGCTGCCGATACCACAGGCGCAGCAGAACGCGCACAACTACAAGCGGAGGCATCCGATGTTATTCCCGAGCCACCATCTTACGTCACTGAGCCTATCGCAGATCAGTACGGCTATGAAGTGCCTAGCGGAACAGAAGGAGCCCCCGGAGGAGTTTCATCAGCTATTGATCGAGGATTGGCTTCTGCTGAGTCACTGGCTGGACGTTTTGATGTACGAGAAGAGCCTAAGCCTGCTGCAATAACAGCAGTTGATCAAGTAGCTGGGCAGATTCAAACTGCGCTTAACCGTGATCCTTATGCCGATGTGGGCTGGGCTGTGGGTGAGCAGTGGATGCAGAACAAACTTGCTGAAGGCTTGCCGCCTGATGAGCATACCGAATCTGTGTTCGAACGATTTAATGACCTTGCTGAACGCGGGCATCCGTTCGGTGCTAAACCTGTGCAGCCTAGAGCCGCTGCCCCCACTACCCGCGCAGAGTATATTACCGAAGTTCGCCGTCAACTGGGAGACTTACAACCCGGCGACGTTCTTGAAAACGACGTGGGGGATATGTGGACGGTTGATGATGTCATCCGAAATAAAACTGGTGAAATAATTGGCTTTTTACCGCAAGAAGGTAATCCAGAAACCGGTAAAAGAGAAGTACTTGATTTAGATGCTACTGGCTCGATTCTCTTGCCTTCGCCTTACACAGATGCGAGTGGCAACCGCAAAATGAGTCAACCCGGCAAGGTCAATCGCGCTAAACAACAGGAGAAACCTAGTGTCGCTAAAACCCCTCAAGCCGTCGAAACAAAAGAAGAAAGACAAGAAGCACCCGCACCCGCAGTAACTGAACCCGCTCCGCTTGAACTAGAAGCTGCACGGCGTGAAGAACTTGAAGTAGAGCCACCAGCGATTGCGCAAGTCAAAGCATCAGAAGCTGCAATGACTAAAGCGGGAACGGCACGGCAACGTGCACCCGGTGCTGGACGACCTAAGTCTGAAACTGCCAAGACCCCAGAAGATCGTAAAGCTCAGACCGGTGCAATTAATAAGTTTAATCGCGATGTGACGGCGCTTGTTACTGCGGCTGAAAAATATACTCCAATACCGGAAGCTGAACAAGACGGGTCGCAGGAACAAAAACAAAAAGGGCGTACAGGGGCGTACCCAACAGAACAGGAATACGACTACGCTGAAGCAGTACGGATACAGAATCTTGAGAAGCTACGCAAAGAGTTATACAAGCTGTCGTTAGTGAAGAGCCCACAGGCGGGCTACATTGCGGCTAAGGCTTATATTCGTGGGTTAAAACCTGCTGAAGTCGCACGCGCTAAAGCTTTACACGAAGGTGCAGAACTATCTAAGCTCCCAACAAAGCCTCCTGCTACGCTGACTCCACGCCAGCTAGAACGGTTCCGCAAAGGTGAAACGGCTCCGGCAAGAGGCAGACCTAAAACTGGGGTAGCAGAAAGAGAACTTCCCGCTGGTATATATTGGGCCCCTACTGCCGATCTTCGCGCAGCTACTTCGATGACCGAAGAAGAATACGAAGAGTTTTTAAATCCTCCGGTAGAAAAAGAAATCCCTACCGTTACTGTTCGGGATACGCTCAAAGCTGAGGGGCTGACTGATAAGCAAATTGACGCTGCTATAAAAGCGACAGAAGAACCACCTGCTGAAGAGAGTGAATCTCGTAACACATTAAGCGGTGTTGCAGACCCAGCCTATGATAAGTTTGACAACCTGCAAGATGCCTTAGCTCATATTATTCGGACAGGTAGCGACCTAGAGCAACAGCTTGCAGCGCACTTGCTAGACAAGTCCAACATCGGTGGAATTAAAGATGTTGACTTCGAAGTTGTGCAGAAGAAAGACCGCGCCTCACAAGCCAAGAAGATTTTGGATAAGGATGCACGGGGGCTGTACACACTGCACTCTGACGGTTCTGGTAGCGTGCATGTAAGAGGGGACAGCTATGGCGAAGGGCAACGCGGAAACAATGCAAGAGTTGTACTGCATGAAAGTTTTCATGCTGCAGCCAATCAGAAAATCAATTACGCATTACTTGCAGAAAAGTATGGGGAGAAGGTTGACCCTAACTTAGCAGATGCAGTTGCGCAGTTGAACGACTTGATGGGACGTGCCAAGGAAGTATACGACGCTAGAGAGGCAGCAGGAGAACTTACGCCTGAGCTAAAAAGCCTAGACTTCGGCGGCGCGTTTACGAACGTCAAAGAGTTTTATGCCTACGGCATGACTTCGCCCGCAATGCAGTCGTTCTTAATTAACGATGTGCCGGGCACCAACGCTAAGTCTTCTGGCTTCACGTTGTTTGTTGACATCATAATGAAGCTGTTGCGGATTGACCCTAGCCTACGTTCAGGCATGAAGGATTTGATCCTCATCTCGCAGGATATCAGTGCCGCACCTACCCCTAGTTCCGCTGCCGTTGCGCAGATGCTTATCAAGGAGAACCAATCCTTAGTCAGCGCCGCGAAGAACCAAGAGAAGGAGACGTATCGCGCTCTGGATAAGTTGGCAAAAACCAAGACAGCTTCGGAAACTGTAGAGCAGTTAAGCTCATTGGCAAATGTTGCACGTGACCCTAAGCTGTGGGGCGACTACCTCAAGCTGAACTACCGCAACATGGCTACCCCTGCGTATAAAGCCTATCTAGCTACGATGCCAACGGATGTCTTAATATCTACCGGCACCGACATGGGCATCGGCGGGCTAAAAGATGTAAATGCTGGCGTGCAAAAAATTGCACAGTTCCGCACCAAGAAGTTAAACGTAGTGCAAGAAACAGCTACGCCTTGGATTAAGTTGGGGGCAAAAGAAAGTAGTAAGTTAGCCGATGTCATGCACATGGCAACAGACATCCAAGTAGACCCTGCAACTAACAAGTCCAACGACAAACTCAATGCGATGTGGAAAGCGTTGACGCCGGAGGCTAAAAAAGTCTACACGTCTGTCCGTGACTTCTACAAGAACAACTACGACTTGTATCGTGGGCTGCTGAACAAGCGGGTTGAGATGTCCTCTGCTGAGGGTAGCGTTGATGATCCTACTTCGGACAAAGGTAAGCTCGCCGCTGCTGTTCGTGCAACCTATGAGGCAGGGGCTAAAGTTTCTCCGTACTTCCCGCTGATGCGTTACGGTGACTACTATGTAAGCTTTGGTAAGGGTAAGAACGCCGAGTTCCAGATGTTTGAAACCGCTGGCTTACGTGATGCTTACGTAGAAGCACGGGTTAAAGAACTTAATGCGTCAGGCGACAAGCGTACGTTTGAGCAGATGATTACGGATATGGATGCCGATGTTGGCAACAGTCTGGACAAGCTACGCGATAAAGCGATGGCGTCTAGCCCGATCCTGAAGAACTTGTTCTCGCTCGTTGACAGCACCACTAACCTTACCGATGAAACTCGTGGAGATATCAAAAATGAGATATTCCAGCTACACCTAGCAACATTGCCAGAAGCTAGCTTCCGCAAACAGTTCATTACACGTAAGGGTACTGCGGGTTTTAGCGGCGATGCGTTGCGTAACTTTATTAATTCCGGTACACGGTTTGCAAACCAACTTGCGCGTATCAAGTACGGCCCTGACATTATGAATGGGGTAGACGCCGCAGACGAGTCGCTTAAGGGTAACCCCGACAAAGCTAAGCTTGGAATGTTAGTTGATGAGGTTCGTATACGCGCTAAAGCAGAAGTAAGCCCAGACATTACCGATACCTTCGGGGATAAGTTTGCGCGGTTTTCTAACAAGTTTGCATTTACTTGGCTACTTACTTCTGCTAAGTCCGCTGCCAACCAGATGTTCAGCTTGGCTAACTTTACTGCGCCTACGCTAGCTAAGTACTATGGTTGGGGTGCAGTCGGTGCAGAGATGACGCGGTTTATGACTGCTGCCCATCAGCAAATTGGCGTGACTAAAGTAGATCGTCAAGGAAATACAAAATTAACTTTACCATCTCTTGCGGCATCTGCGGAAGTACGTAAAGACCCCGTGTTACGCCGTGCTGCACAAGAAATGATTGACCGTGGGATTAGCACTAACACTCAGACTAACGATCTGTTTATGCGTAAAGGTCAGCCTTCGGCAGATTACAACCCGTACACGGCAAACGCTGTACAGGCGATGGGGTTTTTGTTCCACAACGCTGAACGGCTGTCCAGAGAAGTTGCGTTTATGACGGCGTTCCGTTTAGCCTATAACGCAAATAAAGCTGAGGGTAAGTTAACCGAGGAACAACAGATTAGCGAAGCAATCAACTCCGCAGTAAATATAGCAAATGAATCGCTGTTCGATTACTCCACATGGAATACACCACGCACAATGCGCTCAGCGCCAGCGCGAGTAGTTACGCAGTTTTTGAAGTTTCCTTTATTTGCCACTATCTACTTAGCGCGTAACTTTGCGCAAATGATTAAGCCTATGGATGGTATGACCCGTCGTGCTTCGGCACGTGCGTTTTTTGGTACGCTGGGTATAACCGGGTTGATGGCGGGCGTAACAGGGTTGCCGTTCTATAGTGTGATTATGGGTGTGGCGCAGGGTATTAAAAACCTGATGAAAGACGACGACGAAGAAGAAGTCTTGGAAGAAATGAGTGTTAAGAAGTGGTTTGAAAACATATACCTACCTGACTTCTTTGGGGAAGCTAAGTTTGCAGGGATGAAACTTAGTGAGATTGCTGCGTCTGGCGTACTCAATGCAGCGTCCGGCTATGACTTTGCTACTGGTATCTCAATGGATTTTTGGCTGAAAGGTGGGAAAGAATCCGCTGGGTGGAAGAACGCTTACCAAGACTTTATATTGTCGCATCTTGGCCCCGCAGTGGGTGCGTGGAGTGTTGCCGCTTCGGGCATTGATGACATCGTAAAAGGTGATTACAAGAAGGGCGCGGAGAAACTTTCCCCTGCTTTCTTCCGTGGGGCTATAACTGCCAGCCGGTATGCAGAAGAAGGTGCGCGTACACCTAGCGGTGACGTTATAAAAGAAGCGGATGAGTTTACTGAATCGCAGTTAATGATGCAACGCCTTGGGTTTAAAACCACAGGACTTGCACAAGAAGCGTCGGATCGGTTCTACATCAACCAGCAGCTTACGAAGATTAAAGATATGCGTAAGAATCTTATCAACCAGCTAGACCATGCTGCGGTGTACGACAACGACGAACAATTCGACAAGGTGCGGGATAAGATTGATAACTTTAACGACAGGTTCCCTCATTCCGAATCGAAGATTACTTCGGAAGATATTCAGCGTGCCTTAGAAGCAAGAGAGAAACGTCGTCGTCAGTCTGAACGTGGGTTGTATGTTGAGCGGCCATATCGGGATATTGAGGATGTGCGGGAACGTGGTTTGCGTTTGTTGGATGAGGAAGCAACTAAACCTAAGCCGGAACCTAAGCCGGAACCTAAAATGGAGTTTAAGCCTATAGACCCCGCAGTAGACTCGCCGCCACCTGCGAAGGTGTCAGAGTTTAGGCTTAACAACGCTATTGAAGAGGAAGGCGCTGCGCATCTAACTCCTGTTATTACTGCGATCTTTAATCAAGAGTCGTCAGGCGGTAAGGATACGCGGACTAGTGTTGATAACGCACGTGGCCCTATGCAGATTATCCCAAGCACATTCAAGATGTATGCGAAGGAAGGCGAGCGCATTAACGACCCTGCGGACAACATGCGTGTAGGTGTGCGTTACATTAAAGACATAGCTAGTAAGTATGGGGATGATCCGGCGCGTATTGCTACTGCTTACTTCTCCGGTGAAGGTAATGTCAACAAGGGTAAGGGCAATGCGTGGAAGCAAGACTATGCGGACGGTAATGGTAAGCGGACATCTGCTTATGCGAGGGATGTTGTAAACCGTATAGAGAAGATGAAGAAGGAGTAAAAAAACCCCCGGGCGACCGGGGGTAAATACAGCGAAGGAGAATGACGGAGCAAAGAATCCCGTCGAGATAAGTATATATCACAGTCTCCACACGCGTACACCCCTAATGCTATCTTCGATTACAACTTTGGTAACAACTTCAAACTTGTGCCGCCGTGTAATGCGCTGTATTGCATCAACGGCAACGATGTGATTAAGGCACGGGACAAAAAATGATGTGCCCCGTTTGAACCCTCGCCAATTAACCCTGTACGCTACTCCCTCGATCCGCATCTGCTTTCTCCGGTGCAATGTAATCGTCTAAGCTAATAAACTCAGGCGTATTGCAGTTAAACTCCAGCACCTGAACTGGAGGCCCTTTGATCTTGGTGCCGGTCGTAATACGCTTAGCCCCACTACCCACGAAGACCCCCTTATCGGACAACTGCTTCATTACGTCTTTGTAATTGACCTGCCGTTCCACGCAGTCGGTACGGAAACGCTTAGCCACGATAAACATCTTCTTGGTATCAGGCTCGTAACGGATAACTAAATCTCCGTACGGCTCTTGCTGTGGTGCCGCTGGCAGCTTGGTGCGCATGTCTACGTCACCGTTAATAACCAGAATGTTGCGCATGTTCCGGTTGATAAAGTCACCGACGATGTTCGATGCGTCGTCAATTGGTGCGGCGCTATCCTCACGGACTTCACGAATCATCTTCGTTGCCCATTTATAAACAGCAGCCATGTCGTAGTCGATCAGCCCCAAGTCCTTAGCAATCAATCCACCTAGTAGGTTACACGCAACGATAGCAGACCAGAATCGCTCCCGCTGGGTAAGCCGTAACTCTTTATCAATCTTTGCCTGTAGTGACAACAATGTGTGTACAACCTCATCCCGATTACAGACAAGATACTCTGCATAAATATCCCCAGCGTGCCCGTAGTTTTCGCGTAGCTGATGGTCGAACATTCGCTTGCCTTCAGCCGTGGAGATCGCATCCGAGTAACCAATCTCGTACTCGATAAAGCGCATACGCTCACCGTCCGGTGTGTCCTTCAGCGAACCCAGCTTCTCGTAGAAGCTAGCGTTGGAACTAGCAAGTGACAAGTTCTGCCATGAGGTCAGGTTAAGCCGTAGCTCATTGGCCTGTGACTTCTGCCGATCTTTACCACGTCCCTGCGACATTGCGTAGGCCATGTCCGAGAAGTCCTCGGGTTTCATGTTGGTAATCTCGTCCATCGTAAACGGCAAATTGTTCATCACGCCAAGTCTGTGCATACGTGCGTTCATAGTATCTTTCGGAATAGCAACCAATCGCTCAGGGTGACCCCAGACACTGTTCGCCACGTACAACGTCGTAGACTTACCACTGCCTGACTTCTTAAAAATCACATTTATAATCGCTCCGTTCAAACCCATAAATTTTAACAATGGGGCACCAAAGCCTGTCAGCGCAGCAAATGCGTTTGGCTCTAGTCCGGGGCGGTTGTACATATTGAATACTTCTTTCCACTTCTCTATTGTACCTACTGCTGTCATGTGCTGAGCAATGCTCTTTGTATGGTTCGATGGGGGGCTGTAGAACACACCATCTGCCGTAATCTCCCTATCCCCAACAATGAACTTGCTGTCGTTATCTGTCCAACCAAATTGAGTTCTCATAAGCTCCGCCTTTCTTGTGTATTGCATCTCTTTAATACTTGCTAGTACAAAGCCAGCAAGGTTCTCCATTTGTTTCGGGTACGCAGCAACACCCCTTCGCGCCAGAATCTTACGTAGCTCTTCCTTAACGATGATCTGATCTAGCTGCGCCGAAAACTCTTTAACCCCATCACGCGGCATGTGCAAACGCATCAGCGCAATTTCACCTAGCTCGGGGTCTTCCATACGCTTAACTACATACAAGTCGTGCTCGTAGATAAGCAAGTCTTCATCTTCGTCGTCCTTAGCTTGCCGGTAGATGCCACCTGTCTTGCCCCGAAAGTACGGAAATGGGAAAGGCGGAATCACTAGGGCAACTGGCGGCTCTTCCTCGTCTACGGATTCAACTTCAACAAGGTAGCCCGCTTCGGTCGGTACATCACGCGCAACCTCTTGGCCTAAAGTAATAGGCGTAGTGCCTTTACCCTTGAGTGCACAGCCATCGCAGCCGCCGGGGTTCAGCTTCTCAAACGTCGTGCAGTAATGCGGCCCACCGTTACGCTGTAGGTCATGCACCTTTGCTTCGACTTCGTACGGGTCGTAGCCGGGGTACTTCGCAGATATCTTATGTGCTGCTACCGCACCCTCTTCGCAAAACGCCGCGATGGATAAGGCTGAACGCCATAGGTCGTAACTTACTGTTTCTTGATTTTGGAACACGTGGACAAGCTGATTGCAGCCGTTACCTTCGGCGCTCTTTAGCATGATCGTCTTAAACTTAGCGACCTTGTTCTTCATTAGCGACATTGTGAGTGCGCTACGCGGTGCAACACGGCGGGGGGTAAACTGCTTCGCCTCGGATGCACCAATAGTTTGCTTCAACTCAGCGTAGTCGATAAACCCGCTGGATGCTACAACCTCAACTGGATTAGCTGGGTCGTCTTTAAAATTTAATGTACCCGGCACGCGCAGTACTCGCGCAGCCTCGAACACACTAGGGTCTACGATAAGCCCGTGGATATCGCATAGCTCTTTAAGCCGCTGCGACAAAGGGTTCCACTGCTCACGATTAATTACTTCTGTTAAGTGCCAATATACGTGCCATCCACGCCCTGAGTTAACAATCGTAGGTTTGGGCAGTCCTACGGTCTTGCAAAACCGTTGCAGTTCTTGCAGTCCTGTTGCTTGATCGATGTAACCGTCAATCTTGCCGGTCTTGGGGTTAGGCACTGCTTTAGTAGGCCCGCAGTCAATGTCGATCCATACCGCCTTAAAGTAAGCAGCATTATCTTGTTGTCTGTTCTCTCCAGTTGCAAACTTAGCGCAACCAAAATAAACATCGCGTCCTTCCGCTAACAGCGCGGCAACCTCAGTATCGAATTCTTCTCTAGTCTCTACAAGCTTTTGCTTCGGGCTCTTATTCTTGATGCCAATAACTGCGTACCAACCCTGTGAGGGCAGCACCGTATCGATCAGATCAAAGTTAGCCATGTGTTTGTATAGTTATAGGGGTAAAAAAGGGGGGATTGCTCCCCCCAACCTGCCATCCACGGTAAAACTTATCGGTGCTTTTTCAGTCGTGACATGTAGTCAATAATGCCACGGAGATAACGCTCCTTCGGTAAGGACGTGCCAACGAACCAGTTGTAGAGCGTCGTCCGACTAACCCCAAGCTGGTCCGCCACTGTGATGACCGGGATGTTTGCCTTAATGCACACACGCCCCAATGCTACGCCCAGTGACCGTACGGTTTTATCGGCACGTCGATTAGCTTCAACTAATTGCTGGCTATACCCTAAGCTCATAATTACTCCGAGTCATCGCTCCATGCACTGACTACGTCAGCGAGGCTTTTCTTCGGTGCGCTAGACACTTCAGGCTTCTTGCTAGCACGCTTAACTGGCTCGGACACAACTTCTTCCTCGTCCGGTTCGTCAGCAACATGTACTATGGCTTTCGGCGCAACTGCTTTCGGTGCTGGTGCAAACTCTTCTGCTTCGCCCTTATCCACAGCGCCTACGCTTAGCGTAATAGCTCTGGTAATATCAGGAGAGTTAACTGCTGTAGCTACAACGTCTTGCAACTCAGGATGCGCAGCCACAAAATCCACAGCGCGGAACAACACGGACTGATTGTTGTTGTCTTCGTTAAAGCTAATCTCAGTAATAACGCCGTCAACATTCTCACCATTAGCGATGATGTAGTCGATGTAGGCATTGAGTGGGAACACTTGGCCTGAACCCTTACCGAAGATAGACTTCGACGCAACTTCGATCTGATAGATGTGACCGTGGTTATTGGTATCAACTTCATCAGGCAGCACAACAGCAACACGACGCTTGAACGCACATGCTCGGGTGCCACCTTGACCTGAGCCCTTGATGTTCTGCGGGCACAACTCGCATGACTTTGATTGCGGTGCCTTAACATTCGCATCAGGCTTGATGCCGTCATTGGACGAGCAGTCAGGCGGCGTAGGCTTCGCGCTTGGATCGTATGCTTCCATGTAGAACGTACGCTGTGTTCTAGCAGGTGCAACACCAACCAGCACGACACGCAATGGTGCTTTCAGCTTACCCGCAATATCACCCTTCGCAATACGGAAGAAGATGCCGTTACGTGGGGATATACGGCTTAGCGATGACGAGCTACCTGCACCCATCAAAGACTTAGTCAGTTCGCTAGGGCCACTCTTAACTACGGATACTTCACGGTTCTTAAAAATTGAGACTTCGCTCATTTGCTTCTCCTTACGGTTATTTTATATTTACTGTCTACTAGCATACCCGGCGGGAACTTATCTGGGTACTCATCTAAAAACTGTTTCATGTTCGATTGGTGCAGTGATTGTTTAAGCAGACCCAAAGCATCATTGTCTTTTATAAACTTGTACATAGAGTCCCAATCGCTCGTCATGTACTGTGTTGATACACCACGCATAACTAATCCTGCTGCTGTGTTGATGCTCTTCGCATCGTTCTCGTTACAAGCCTCAAGCAACTGCTTTTCAACTAAGTCCATCTGTTCTACTAACAACGCATCTTCTGCTTTAAACTTCTTACTCAACTCCGTTCGTGCATCTCGTATCTTTAAATAAATCTTAACTAGCTTATTCGCCGACAGATCATCCATATTATCTCCTTCAAATAAAAAGTGTGGGGTCAACGCGGCTGAAAATCATTACTAAAGGACCACGCCCCCCACTGCCGGTGTTATATGCGCCACCTCCGGCTGGGCTGTTCAGTACTCAATATACTCCGTCTCTTGACAATGTCAACTACTTTGTTGAGATTTCTTGTTTGTATAATTCAATGATGCGATTGTGGTTAGCAATATTGCCACGCAGCATCTTGTACAGCCTACGTTCTACTTCACTACCGCTGATGTGTACGATGGTCATGACGTTCTTCTGCCCCGGCCTGTCAATACGTGCGTTAGCTTGCAGATAAGTCTCAACACTAGTCACAGGTGCGTACCATATGATTGTGTCTGCTGCGGTAAGCGTAAGTCCATGCGATGCTGCTTGTGGTTGAATGATAAGTACCTTTGGGTCAACCTGACTTTGAAAGCGTTGGATAATATCGTTACGCCGATTAACTGGAACCTGCCCGCTGATAACGTCAGTCTTGATACCTGCCTTCTCCAAGTGTTTCTGTAGCAGCGAGATAGTGTGCGTAAACGGCACGAACACCAGCACCTTGTGGCTTGACTCCTCGATGACTTCTTGCACTACGTTCAAGCGATTGCTGACATCGAACTCCACAACTTCTTTAGAGTCTGAGTACACAGCGCCGCCAGAGATTTGCAATAGCTTGTTAAGCTTAACGGCTGCGTTAACAGACGTAACCTCCTCGCCACCTGCTTGCATAATCATCATCTGCTTTAAGATGTTGTAGTACTTGATCTGCTGCGAGGTCAACGGTACTTCACGTTCGATGTGCGTCACTGCTGGCAGGTCAAGGCACTGCGCCTTCTCAAAGCGTATCGCTGGCTGTAGTGCGTTATGCACCGTAGTCTCAGCGTTGATTCTAGGTATCCAACGGAACTGCCCAACCTTCTCCATTACCTTGTCGCGGAACTGCCCAAAGAACTTTGGTATGCCGTCAGGGTTAATGAGTTTAGCTAAGCCGTACGCATCAACGGGGGACTGCGCAGCGGGTGTACCTGTTAACATCCACAACCAAGTTTGTGGGGTCATCACATCACGCAATGCTTTCCACCGATCTGTTTGCATATTCTTATACGCTGACGCTTCGTCGGCAACAATCAAGTCGAACTCGCCGTTTTCTTTTATTGCATCACGTACGATGCCAAGCCCGTCGAAGTTAATGATAACGAACTCAGCGTCGCCCTCTATGATTGCCTTGCGTACTTCACGCTTACCATAAGCAATGTCGCAGCTACGGTGTACTGCGAAACGGAACAGGTCGTTCTGCCATGCGGACTTCATGATCGACAGTGGGCAGATGATAAGCACACGACGAATAAGACCTAGCTTCATGAGGTAGTCTGCTGCCCAGATAACTGCCGCTGTCTTACCTGTGCCTTGCTCGTTGAAACAGAACGCACGCTTCCGCAACGTCAGAAACGACGCCGTGTCTCGCTGATGTGCGAACGGCTTGAACAGCCCCGGCCAGTCATAGTCCCGCGTGATCGTAGACGGTACGTTCTTGATGCGTAGCTTAGCTAACTCTTGTGCCTCGTCTAGCCCCCAGAACACCGCAACGTCATGCAGTCCATCACCTAACTCCTTCACAACCTTGCTCTTCTTAATCTTGTCGGTAACAAGATGTGGCCGTCGTGTGCGAACCACTAGAATCTTATTGTCTACGATTTGCATTACTTAGCCTTTGGCTTGTTCTTCTTCACCGTGTGGTCTGCGTTGCGGCTGAACGAACGGTTCTCGCTAGGCTTCTTCAGTTTCAGGTTACTAGGTGCATTGGTGCCGCCCTTGCTAAGAGGCACGACGTGGTCGATGTCTTTGCCCTTGCGGTCAATACCTTTCTTGTCCATCTCGTTACGGGCACGCTGCCTATCCATACGTGTTGGCAGTTCACCGCGTTCTTGCTGCTGCTCGTACTCTTTCTTGTACGGCCTTGGTTTGTTTACGTAGGGCATTAGCCTCTCCTATTGTGTGCACACTCGGTAACAGGGCAGAACTTGCACAACGGTCCTGACACTGGGTTCCATACATTATTTTTCATTGCTGCTTCAAGTCTAATTAACTCAGGGTGCATCGTGCTCATGTACGCCATCTTGAACAGTACTTCGTGTTCTTTCTTTATCATTTCATTGCTAACCACAAAGAGCAGCGCCGATTTGATATACACCACCTCGGGGAACTTTAGGAACAACGCCCCCGCTAATAAGTCTAGCTGCTTGGTGTCTGCGTACTTAGCATTTTTGCTTGTTTTGTAATCCACAAGGTATGCCGTATCTCCGTTAACAATAACCAAGTCGGCAATGCCGCGCCACCACACGTCTCTCGCAAAGAAATCGCACGGACTGTACTTCCCCTCGCGTTTCGCCACTCCCAGTTTGAGTTCACAATACTTTTCGCCATCAATACGATTGAGAGCTTCAAGTGTGGGCGCGATAAAACTAAACTTTGGCGGTATGGGAGTGCCGTCCCTGATATAGTTTTCAGCCGCCGTATGTAACTCCTTGCCGTAAACCGTTGCGGTAGTATCTCCATCCTGCACATCCTTTGCGATTTTTAAATGGTAGTACTTCTTCGGGCATTGATCGAAGGTTTTGATGCTGCTATAAGACCAAGCTATTGTCATACTTTGTGCCCAAATTGGTTTACGTGCCAATCATCTAACGCCTCATCCTGCTCGTTAGGAAAAATGCCATGCCATCGTTCTATCTTCAGCCCATACTCGCGCCCATTCTTGCACCCCTCAAACAAGTCTGCCATCTCGTAGTACGACATTGGGGTGCGATGCTTTGTATTCACCATCTCAACCTGTTTCCGCCCTTGTTTCTGCCCATTCATTATTCCACTAGGGTAAGCACTGCTCCATGCAGCCTTCCATGCGGCATACAGCGGGTCGTCTTTGTATAAGCTAGGGTTAACAGCGTAGTTCCCCGGTAGCTCAAGGTTATTTTCAACCATCCACTGCACAAATTTGTTGTCGCATCTGTTTAAGGGTTTAGGCGGTTTAGGTTTCTTCTTAACATTCGCCATAGCTCCTCCCATGTCCTGATTCACAGTTAAGTGGCAACTCCATACCCCAATCGGGGCGTGTACGCATACACATCTCGACGTACTCCTGCGCGGTATGTACATCTGCCTCTGGTACTACGCAAGCAACCGCATCGTGCACCGTCATAACAACCTTGTACTTCCTAGCAATCTGCAACATCTGCTTGCCTATGATGATCCGTGCAAGGGCTTGACATACGTTCTCCACAACCTTCCCGCCGTATATCCTATTGGGTACAGTCGTTTTGCCCCTCTTTGTATCGTACACCATCTCTACCTTTCCGTCATCATTTGCTACCATGCGCAGGTTCGGATAGCGTATATACATCCCGTTCGGCAACCGGATACCCTTCTTACCCTCGACGTGCAGCACGCCGTCCCTACCTAGCGGTGCCGTCTGGTCTTGCATGATGGCGTCCAATGCCGCGTGAGCTTGCCGCCAGAGCTTCGTAATCTGTGGATACTTGTCTCGGTACACGGCAATGATGCGCTGTGTCTCCTCCAGTGGCATCTCCACCTTAAACGTCTTAAGCTGAGCTTGGAACTTAGCCGCACCCATGCCGTACCCTGCACCTAAGATGGTAGTCTTACCGACGAACCGTTCATCTTTGGTAATGTCTTCCTCTTCCTTACCGTAGATCGCCGAGGCCATCTTCTTGTACACATCCTCGCCGTTCTCGAACGCAGTCACCAAGTCATCCTGCTCTGCCAGCCACGCTAGCGTCCGCGCTTCGATCTGCGATGAGTCTGAGTCGATCATCATCTGTCCATCGGGGGCAAGGATAGCTGCCTTGATGGCGCTACCCCGAGGAAGGTTTTGAAGGTTTACCTTGTCGTCACCACCCCACCGTCCGGTGTGAGCAGCGTAATAGCGTAGGGGAACTGGCATTGTTCCTCGGGCGGCGATCCCGATGAAGCGAGTAGTACGGGTTTCGTCGAGCGTAGACTTAACACCTAACCGCGCAGCCACAATAGCTTGCACGATGACATCTGGGTGTTCGAGCAGGGCTTTGAACTCCTCGTCGTTCTTGGCAAAGGCGTACGTTTCCTTACCCGTAGTAAGGCTGATCTTGCGTGGGGGTGTTACACCTAGACTCTCCAAGACTCCGGCAAGCTTGGGGTTACTCATCAGGTCGTCCTTCTCGATCAGCATCTTGGTCATCAGATGCTCCTTAGTTTCCTTGACCGCCTTCAGGTGTACCTCTAACACAAGCCTATTCAACTCCAGCACCGGCTCGCTGAACATCCGTATGGTCAAGTCGATCAGCTTCAACTCGGACTTGTCGAAGTCCTGCGAGAATATCTGGAACAGCTTAAGCGTCAACTCTGCATCGTTCTTGCAGTACTCGCCATACTGCGTCATGTCAGCGGCGGTAAAGTCAGTGCGCTTCTTGCCCAACGCAGCTACCACTTCGCTTCCTTTTTCTCCGATGTTGTAGTACGTAGCGAGCGCAGCCAAGCCGCCTCCCACTTCAATAGTGTGTAAGGCACGTGCCATACTAAGAGTATCAAGCCAGCCAGCAGGACGCACATCAAAGTGCCAATTAAGAATAGCGGCATCAAAGATAGCGTTATGAGCCAGTACCAGATGCTTGTGTAGCTCCAACGAATCAAGAAAAGCCTTTGTTTGTTTATGCGTCCCAGAGAACCACCTAGCATCTTGCCCTTCCTCCTTGATACCAACACCAATCGTCTCGAAACGCTCGTCACGTATGTATTCCTCCGTGGTCATCTTGGACAAGCTAAAGTCCTTGTCGTAGTAAGTTTCAAAGTCCAATGCGATTATTTTCATTTCAGTCCTAGCGCGGCTTTGAGTTTATCTTTGATGCTGTACTCAGGTTTGGGTGTAGCACAGTGAACAGCAAGTTCGGGGCGTGTCATGAAGTAGCTTAGGTCTGGAATAGCTATACCCATCGACTCCTCTACCAGTAGCTTACGCATTACCCCCTCGTGGAATTCTTTCTGCTTCACCCTACAGTACGTCTCCCATAGTATCTGCACCTCGTAGTCTGACATCCACGACTGTGCTTGATGCCCGTTAATTCTTGCCTCTATCGCGTTTACTATATACGACCATTTACCCCCTCTAAGCGGCGACTCGGAGAACTCCTCGGGGTTAGTCTCCATACGACGCAGCAACAGCGCAACGCCTTCACTTACCTTTTCGTCACTCATTTTTATCTCCTTGTAGTATCTTCCGCATGACGAAGCTATGTAGAGACTTTCTCCCCGCTGCTTTAAACTGCTTCCATAGCGCGTCCGTTTCGTAGTCATCTAGGATGATAAGCATATCCTTGTCACCATCAACTGCCCTACGCTTCAGCACATTGAGGAAGTCGTGCCATTTACTTGAACTGTTGAGCGCGAACTCCTCGGGGTTAGTCTCCATGCGTTGTATCAATAGCGTCACCGCTTCGCACGGGTCGTGGTGCCGCCTAAAAAGTTTCTTTGCCGTCATGTCTTATTAGCTCCTGTATTAGTAACTCCACCATGTCTAGGTTTGTTTCTCTAGCTACGATAGCGTGCCCTTTAGCGGATTGAATCTTCTCGATCTCTCTGTCCTGTAGTGCTGTTGTCTTACCTGTACCTGCCTTGCACTCGATAGCTAGAAACTTACCGTCCGCACAGCAAACAATGTCGGGCACACCTGCACGACCGTAGCCGTTAGCAGGAACAAAGAAGTAGTAAACGTCATACTTAGCTAACAGCTTTACTACTTTGGATTTAACTTTTGATTCAGGTGTGCCCGCCATAATTACCTCGTCGCCTTAAGTGGTTCGTTCTGCTCAATGGCACGGTTCAGATACCACTGGGCTTTCAGCAGGTCCTCTCTGCCTTTGTCCGTACCCTTAAGCCCCGCACGACTGATGTACTTCACGACGTTACCAAGGTGATAGCCCAAGGACTTAGCCTCGATGAAGTCGATGACCTCGATACCGCCATGCGTGTAGTGTGTAGGCTGATTGATTGGGTCAGCAGGTTTGAATATAGGCATACGCGGGTCAAACGCTTCCTTGATGCTTGTGTTCGATGTAGCGGTGTAGGCTAACTTCATGTCCTTCTTAGGCACCTTGACCTCATCCATCTTTACTAAAGCTTCAGCATATTGCAGCGGGGTTATCCCCATCTTGGCCCCAAGCTTTACCTGCGATGCGGTTAACTGAACTACCCTCGGCTTCTCTTGCTTCTTTAACGCCGCCCGCTGTACGTACACACTCCCTATCGTTGTATTCAGTTTTGCTGCTACAGCGGCTGTGGTAGCCATAGGGTGTGCGGTCAAATACCTACGAATCTTTTCTGCTTTACTTAGTCTCTTCATTGCTATTCTCCTTGTGGTTGTTGGTACTGCGGTTATATCTTCTCAACTACTTCGTTGTACTTAATTTCCAAATCAAACAGCGCATCTTTCAGTATGTCCGCTTGTAATACTATGTGGGCATCAACAAACGACGCGGTGTACTCAATAGTAGTTAAGTCACGTTCAGGGTTCCATTTCACTGTAAATGCTTTCATTTGTTCTTCTCCTTTAGCTTGGCTTCTGCTTTTTTAATGTTGACTAAATCAGGTCTGCCGCAGTCCAATATGTCTTTTACCTCCTCATCCGTCAGCCCCTGCCATTCGCGTGGTGCCTTGTTTACCATGCAATACGCATCTAACATGTGTATTATCAATACCCGTTCACCATCGCTGTCGTAGATTGTTTCGTACACACACTTTTCTCGTACAAACTTTTCAAAGTCTTCGTATTTCATACCTGCCCCCTTGCGCGGATAGCCGCAATGATTCTTTCTTTAACAAAGTCAACGCCTTTTGCATCAACGCCGAACCCTTCATAAGTATCATGGGCAATCTGAGCACACGCCTCGCGCTCTTCGTTGATTGCGTGGTTTACCAGCGCCACTAAATGCGGCGTTGATACTGTCCATGTAGTGTAATTTTGATTCTCTGCTATTACTTTACGTAGCATTTGAATAATCTGATCTTGTGTCATCGTGCCATCTCCTCGATCTTCTCAACCGGCATCTTGGTCTGCTTATGCACAGCGAGTATCATCTTAGGTGTAATGAGCATAACGCGGTTGCGAACCCTACTAAGTATGGGTGTGCTTATGCCTAGTACGTGCGCTAGCTGTGCGTCGGTCTTCAGGTTGTACATCTCTCGGATGTGATCAAACAATACGTGTGGTTTCTGCACCATCCACCGACCTTGCGCGTCTTTCATGGCGTACCTTTCTTCGTCCAATTTTTCATGTCGTAAACCATACGATCTCCATCGTCATAGCGCACGTGCACTCTATCGTTAAGCAGTGCCCAACACCCGTAGGCAACGCGTCGATCTATCGTCACTACGTACATCGAAAGTAAAGTATCTCCGCATGTGTCTGTCTTAATACCAGTCAGTACGATCTCGCCGCCCTGCTGTGTTGGTGTTGTCCAGTACTCCTCTGCGTTAGCTACTCCGCACGCTAGCAGTAAGCTAAGGATTAACTTGTTCACTTATAACCCTCCGTTCTTTTTTAAGTGCTGCCCTCTTTGCCGTAGTTGCGGCCCTCGCCGCTGCGTCTGCTGCCTTCTTCGCTTCCCTCACTTCCTTTTCTGCTGCTTCCTTCGCTTCACGTTCGGCTTTCTTAATCTCCATAGCCACACGCCTAGCTTCTCGTTTCGCTCTCTCCTCCTCGGTTATCCATTCAGTTACTTCACTGCCATGTACCCACGCTGCGAACATCCATGCAGTCACGGGGTTAGTCCACTCAACTACGGGGCTTACTGTTTCTACGTACCACTTAGTAAACTCATCACGCGATACATTGAACTCAGTCATCAAGTTAACGCGCTTCTTTGCTAAGTCCTTATCCATAATCTTTTCAGGATCATTCATGTTCAGCATTTCTTTTTTGCTTGGCATACTTACTCCTCTCCCGTTCTTGCCTTCAACATAGCGTCAGCAAAGTTATATGCTTCCTTCGAGTAGTCCGCAGTCATCTCCTCTACTGTCTTCCACTTGCGCCCTGTCAACCAGCTACCACTTGCAATCATTCCGTTCAGTGCTTGGATTGCAAACACATCCCGTAGTTCTTCACCATTCATCGCTTACTCCCGCACATATGTTTTTTAGCTGCTTTTAAGTCAGCGTTAAAGAACCACGCTACACATTGATTCTCAAGATTAACTGCTACCGGCGCAGGGGTAGGGATAGACTTCATCCCTTCTGCTTCACCTACTTTAAACGCCAACACTACGCCGATAACTATTCCTATGATGTACACCGCGTCCCTCACGCGCCTACCTTAGCTTTTGATATTGGTGCAGGATATTGGCGTATGTTCCGCATCAGCTTGTCGCTACGTTTCTTGAACATCATGAACCGTGTGTTCGAATTACATGGCACTACGAAACTGTTGTACTCACTGGGGAGTAAACTTCTTGGCTCGTCAAAAAACTTACGCGCTTTCAATTCTTTTTCAGTCATGATTGCACCACCTTAGCTTTATATTTAGGGAACGATTCGATACCTGCAACGAGACTGCGACGGAAGTCCGCCCATGTCTTCTGATACTTCGGGTCTTGCGATGGCGGAATCCAACCGTACAACGTCCTCCAACGTATTGTGATGTCGGTTGTCGATGGGGTATATACATACATGTCATTCATCATTACCTCCTCCTAAAAGTCGTACACTACAAAGTTATCACGCGAAGTTAACACAGTCAAGTGTTCAACTTAAAATTATTTGCGTGTTGTATAAACGGTATGAACTCACGATACCGATCTACTAATAATGTTCCTGCGGGAACTTCTACCTTATCAAGTACATGTGGGTGCGCAGCTATGAGTAGCTCATCAAAGAAATGTAGCGTAGAAGGTTTAATCTTAACTAAACGCTCACTTTCGTTGTAGTATCTTTCGGTCGGGCCGGAAAAGGCGAGCCACAAAGCGGGCAAATACCAGTTCCCCTTGTTCTCCCCTTTAATCATTTCCATAAACGTATCTAACCTATCCCGCCTTGTCTCTACTTTTTCAATCCATGAGTATACGGTTAAGGTGTGATACTTATTCAGAATATGTTCTCTGTTCTCCTCATCACTTAACATATTCTCGCGTATCAGTAGCATATCCGTGTAGAACTTCTTGAACTCCGCTACCTCTTTACGTACTGCGTTCATTGCCTTGCGGTTAATCCTATGCACGTGGGTACTCTTAACATTGACGGGTACAAGCCTACCCTCGGGTGTATGGCGTAACTGAAGCGGCCTCTCTAATGAATACTGTGCGTGCCCTATGTCCATGATGAGTCGCCTACCTTCTTTACGGCATCGCTCATGCAACACATGGGAGATAAACGTCGCAGTACTAACCGTATGATACCCACGTACATCAACGATGATTGACCCATCAGGATAAAATATAATCACATCGGTGCGATACAGGCGGCACTTGATCTCGTCGTGTTCCCCCTTGACAAGCTGCATCGTTGGCTTGTTCCGATCCCCAAGCGGGCGGATACCTGCGTTGACCCCGCTGCCCTTGATTGGCGGCGTATCGTTGTACCACTCCAATGCTTGCTCATAGTTGCGTAGCCTTGTAATACCTCTCCCACTAAGTCCGTAACCCATACATCCTCCTTAGAATAGTCTGCGTTGTTTCTTCGTTATACCTTCTAGCCTCTCCACACTAAAGCCCTTCTGCTCTAACTTAACCTGCATCTCAAGCAGAGCAGCGGCGGTGCGTATCAGGCACTGTCTCCCAATCTCCACAGCCTCCGCGTCAGCCTCGGGGTGCGTCATTAGCTGCAAGACTAGACGCTGCATCGCTTGATACTTCTTGTTGATTGCTGCTATCTGCTCTGGCAAAGTTTCTTTGATTGCTACTGTTGCGGTCATATTACCCCCGAGAAAACTACGAAAAGAAAGAACAGCGAAGCCAGACATACGCCAAGCAATGCTGCTACTACGAACTTCCATATCTCTAGCTCGTCCATGTCACACCTCTATTCTTAGGGTACGGTCAACTTCAATCAGATACTCGTGCTCCCCATCGCGTACTACTTCGATGTCCTCATACTCCTCACCCATACGCACGTACTCATACGCCCCGATAGGTACGCCTTCCTTACCCATACAGAATAAGTCTTGAAACTCCTCAGATGCTTCATCGAACGCTTGAACATCAGGGTCGCCGTCATACCACTTCACGTTGTCGGCTTGAAACGCCATGCCCTTGTTGAACCATCGAACATTCTCCCCCCACTCCTCCATCGGGAAGTTCTCGTCAAGCCACAGCTTGATAGCGGCAAAGTCTTTTACATCTGCTGCGTAGAACACCGCAGCTACCTCACTTCTGTATCCCATGTCGTTCCCCTTTACCAATCAAACTTCTCAAGGATTGCATCTACCTTCGTCTTCACCTCGCTACGCACTTGCTCGTACTCCTTGATGTCATCGATGTCTACACCTATCAAGGCACGCTCAAGTGAACGTCGTGCTTCTTCTAACTTCGGGTCATTCGTTACGTTCAGCTTAGTAAGCAGAGCGCATAAGTTCTGTGGGTTATCGATCAGGCTGTCGTGGTAGCGTTTCTTCTTCTCGTCATCCCCTTCACGCTCCGTCAGCTTCTCGCTTAGTCCTGTCAACTCCTCATACAGCCGGTCCCACGGTTCACGCACAGCCTTAGCTAAGCGGCTATTGAAGTCAGACTCATAGCTCTCTGCAAGTTCCCGCAAGTCCTCGTTCGCTACGTCTAAGCGAAAGTCACCAGCCTCGGGCAGCGGACTGAACACCACATGCACTGAGTACTTAGTCATTACATCATCGAGCGATGGGTAGTCGCTGTACTTGTACATACCCTTGAGATTGTTCTGCGCTTGCTGCACCACGTTGGCATACTCGGCGTAGAACTTATTGCACATACTCTCGTAGGTTGTACGCATCGTGTTGATCTGTGTCTTGTACTCCAGCATCATCGATGTCGGTAACAGGCGTGCACCCTTACTAGCCCACGGTAGCGTCGCCGTGTTGTGATACAGCCTGATGCGTGCTGCGTACTTGGACAAGTCACTGACTAGCGACGTACCTGCAACGAGATTCTTATAGACCTTGCTTGCGTCTGCCGATGCGTTGTTGTTAGCGTTGACTGCGTCGGTCACGCCACGATCTAACTTGCTAGCCCCCCAAGCAGATACGTTTAACTCTACCAATACTGCGCTACTAGATATACCCATGTCATTCTCCTTGTGGTTGTTGTGATTACTCTGGCTTGCCTGCTAACTTGTACATGTTGTACATGTCGTCGCTGAGATACTTGAGCCCGATACTTGAGTCACCTTGCGATTGCGGGTAGATGTGATACGTCGTGTAGCTCTCCCGTCCTGTTAACTCATCCTTACTATTCCACTTATCCTCGTACTGCTCTGCCTTAGCTAGTATGTCTAGCACCTTCATTGCGTCACCACCATCGAGCACATAGTTTCTATACCCTACTGATACGATTACCTTTGCCATGTTCTTATCTCCTAATGTGAATAGTTTTTCCATTCGGTGCAATTGCTGTATTACCACCGCATACGACCCAAAGTACCGGCACCTCCCAATCCGTACCCCAATCGGAACCCACGTATCCGTCCGTAAGTACCACCACACACTCCGGCTTAAGGCTGTGCTCCTTGAGATAAGCAGTGATACAGCTTGGACTTGTACCCCCACCACCTTTCGGCTTAGTCGAACTAACGATGTCTGCCACGTTGCCGCTGTCGTATGTCTCATGCCCTGCCACCTCGCTGTCCCAGTAGAGCAGGTCAACCTTCTCGGGCGTCACCTCCTCTGCTATGCCTTTAACTTCAGTAAGGAACTCGTTTAACTCCTTGCCCGCGATGGACCCAGATGTATCTACTGCGACTACTAGGTGTCCAACCCGCTCGCTGACTAGCGTAGGCATATAGATGTCGTTGCCGATGAACCGTCGATTGACTCGCCGCCATGATGATGCGTCCTTCCCCGAACAGATTGATTTCACATACTCGCGTAGCTGCTCACGCCAGTTAACTTGTGGTGCAAGCATCTCGCCAAGCTCACGCCCTAGCCCACCCGCCCCGTTGCCCTTGACCTTGCGCTGTGTCATGTCTCCCTGCCGCAGTGCTTGCTCTACCTCTTTGCTTAGCTCCTTCTGCTCCTCCTCACTAAGCTCACCCGCACCACCCCAATCATGCTCGTCGAACCCTTCTTCGCCTCCCCCACCGTCCTCGCCATGCTCCTCAAGCAATGCGTCGTACACCTCCTTGGTAGTCATACCGCGATACTTCTCATCGATAAGCCCGATGACCTTGCCGTCACGTCTAGGCATAACCATCACGCGACCGTGTGGGTCTAGGTCTTTGAGTTGCAGGTTAATTACGTAGTCACAAGCCGCGTTGGCTAGCTGCGGTGTCGCGTCGTATAGCTTGCGCCATGTCGTAAGATGCCGATATGCTTTGTGCATGGCTTCGTGCAAAACAACGAATGCCAGTTCTTTCTCCGACAACTCGGCTACGAACTTGCGACCATACCGCTCGTCGCGCCCGTTGGTACATGCAGTTGCCACGTTGTCATCGATGTAGGTCTTGCCCACCATCATGATGCCCGACCACAATGCGAAGTCAGGGTCACGCATGATGTTGATCTTGACCTTCTTAAGCTTACGTTCTTCCTTGTCTATATCCATACTGCCTCCTATAAAAGATCATTGTTTTTAGCTACCCATGCACTGAACTTCCTGCACCCGAACGCCACCACCTGCTTGCTCTTACTCTTGGCGATGTTGATGCAGAACGCCGCTTGCCACTCGGGCTCGAACCGCTCAAGGTACGTCATGAACGCATCGATAGTGTCCTTCTCTACGCGCTGTATCGCACCGAACACGACGATTGCACAAGCACCTGCACTGGTAGGTACAAGCGCACCGAGCGGGTTGGCGATGGTCTGTTGCCACGTCGGTAACTGATTGGAATAGTCGAGATACGCTGAGAAGTCCTTAGCTGCTGCCTCACCGATAGCACCTGTCAGTGATGCAATCAGGCTCTCTTGGTCGAACATGTGACGCATACGCACTACATTGCTGGCACGCTCAAGACTTCTCGGCGTCACGCATGGCATTGTTGCTCGATGGGGCTGATAGATATACGGGTTCTCTTTCTGGCTCGGGTCGGTGTAGCTAGCGAATATCTGTGGGAACTGCCGAGCGAACGCAAGTATCTCAGGCACGATGCCGTTATCCATCGCCCACTCAGCCCACTCGTCGAACGTCGGCTTACGCACAGTCAGCGGGATGATGCGGTTCAGGGTGTGCCCCTTCATGCTGTCGCCTACGCCGTCTGTGGACAGGTTGCCTGTCATAAAGATATAGCTGTCCTTGTGTACCGGCACGTCGCCGAGTCTGGGATTGTGTGCCTCAAGCAGCGGATGCAACATGTTCTTTACAGGGTCGGGGCCCTTGCTAAACTCGTCAAGCATTACGATGACCGGCTCGCCTGTGTGGAACATGAACCTAGCGTTGGGGTAGTACCGCGTGACTTTGTGCTCATGGTCAATCGCAGGCATACAAATGTCGCCTAAGTCCATGCTAGGTACGTCCATGTATGCCATGTGGTGCTTGGGTAGCGCTGCTTTGAGCAGTCGCATGATGCTTGACTTACCGATACCGGGCTCGCCGCGTAGCCCGTACCGATTCTCTGGGTTTGCAAGGATTAGCTGCATCGCTTGCTTTAACGACACGCTTATGTCGAAGTTCAATTCATTTGCCATGTGTTACTCCTTTAGTTAGATAAACCCAAGCCCTGCTGCTATCAATGCACCTAGCGTTACTGCTACGCACACCGCCATTACTACTCTGTCGATCATTTCAACTCCTCCGGTAGTTGTACTTCGTTACCCAAACAGCTTGCTACATAGCAGCGCATGGCTGCTTCGAGTGGTGTCGCCCCGCCTTCTACGTACAGGCAATTGGGGTGATTCGCTTCCCACCTACCCGCATCCACACCCCACGTACCGTCACCGTAGTGCAATCCCATCTTCTCGCGCTCAATGATTGCACCTGCCAATGCCCAATCGTCGTGATACATAAGCGGGTTGCTAAACTCGTCAACGACCACGCCTTGCCATATTGCACACGTTACCCCTTCGGCTTCCGCAACTGCCCAATCAAGGGCAGCGCCGCTTAACTCTTTTGTTTTCATTGCAATTCCTCCCGCGCCCGAATACTGAGCACTGCCTTGTGCATGGCTTCGTGCTCTTTTGATATCAGGTTAGTATGAGTCCAGTAGTCGAAGCTTTCCAAGTCCTCTGCGTGGTCGAGCATTACGCATTGGTATTCGTAGTCAGCAATCATTGCTTCTTCCTCCTCTGTTAGTACGCCGTACAGGAAAGCATTATTAAGCAGGGTTTCTATGTGGATGTTCATGATGTTGCCTTTCTGAGTATTGTAAGGATTTTAGGGTAATGTAAGGAAATATAGTGTAGTGTAACGAAGCAATAATTACAAAAGAAACCCAATAGAATCAAGGGGTTACAGCGTATTTTCTCTGTAATGTAATAATGTTTTGAAGAAAAATAAGTATAATCACGTGTGCGATTTTTTCGGACGTTATGCACCTGCTGAAGTGCTCTTGACAGTGCTGAAAGGCATTTATACTTGAAAAGTGAGCTTACATTATTACAAAGCACACTTTATCCTTTAGAATCAAGGACTTAGCACCTTACAAAGCAGCCTTACAATCACTTACAATACCTTTGTAAGCCTTACAATACCAATTTAGTCTGCCCAAACCGCATGTTCAGGTGCTTTTGCCCACCGATTTGCCCACGCCCACGTCGTTGTGCGTGTTCTGTAAGGCACTGGCGCGTGTCCGCCTTGCACTCTAAGATTGTATTGCCCTTCTTTTAACTTTGGCATTGCGATGCCCAAAGGTTTTGTTACAATTATCACTTTCGAAACTTTTCGCATTTTCTTTTGGCTCCAATAGAAAAAGGGCTAACCGATACTGCGTTAGCCCTTTGGTTTGTTTTGCTGCGCCCTAATCCTAATTCGCCGGATTCGCATGGCGTGTTTACGCAGTTTTGCTTTTCTGCGTCCACGAATTTATTGGCTCACACTCCCGTCTTAAGTACTGACCTTCGTTGCAGTGTTTAATATTTGCTAATTGCCCTCCAAGTCTTCGCATCTAACCTGACTTGCAAAGAGTGAACCGCTTGCAATTTGCTAGCATTGTTATTCACAGTTTCCGGCTTGCCGAGTGTTTTGTGTATGTTCTATTGAGCGCATTAGTAAAAGTTTAGATTGATGAAACTGATTGAACTGCATTGATAAGAGCAAGACATTGCTCGATGATGCGAAGCTTTGCCGATGGCTTTTCGACGCCATCTTTAAAGGTATATCCGCCATTTTTCAGATCAAGCTTGGCATCTTCGAATCGGTCAGGCAAAGCCATAAACGCAGCTTTGTTGCGAATCGATATTGATGCACCTGTTAGTGCTGCGATAGCATCGGCAAGCGGTTTGAAATTACCATTTTGCGCTTGACGTGCGATGCCCTCTAAACCCTCTTTTGATTTATTGGCACGCGCCATCTGACCGACTTTGCCAGTAGCATTGACCATAAAATCAAGGGCTTGTGAAGACGCTTGACTAATAACACTAAGACGTTTCTCTGTTGCCGTTTCACCATGTACGGTAACGCAGACGGGGGAAAATTCCACGATAGCATTATTGTAATCAGTAGCGTTAAATTGAGCGATATTGTTCATTTTAGTATCCTTTAGATAATAGAATACTAATGCGCTCAATAGAACATACACATATGACGGGCCGCTTAAGTAGATCGCCCTTGTTAAAGATAACCGCCAATACGCTACAATCGCAAACACAATGTACTCTCACCATCTAAAGCGCGAACGGGAAAACCGTGGGCTAAAGTAGCAAGCATCATGCAAGCTAAAGAAAACTAGCAGAGAGAAATCGTTTTGTTCCCCTCTGCCCTGAAGTTTACAGAAAACCGCACTAAATCCATTGCGGATACGAAAGCAATAATAACGCTCTGCGAGGCAACGTCAACGGCAACGGCAACGTCAACGGCAACGGCGCGGACATCGCGGGCGTCAGTGGTAAAACAAAATGCGAGGGCGTCGGTGGCATAACGGAACCCCACCCCCCTAAATAGGCAAGTAGGAGTCCCAGCTTCTACCTACACCATGATTTGCACAGTCGATGTTCACTTTTGTATTGCCCCACCCCCCTATGTCTTTTTTGGCAACACTAAGCTAAGTCGATCCTGCGAAACCCCCCCGTCAAGGGTACCTTTACCTCCCCGCCGTAATGTGATATATACTCCGCCATATGGTAAATATCGAACCCTCCAGCGAGCACCCGATGCCCTACGACACGCACAGAGAGAAGACCGAGTCTTTTCACGACAGTGTTGTGGTTGCTGTTAATAC